ATTCCTATAACAGTTGGTAAGCAACCTCAAAAAATATATCGCATAGAAGTAAAACCTGTTAAGGGTGGTGGTAGTGGAGGTGGATCAGCATCAACTGCTGTTAATGAATGTATGTTTGCTGTCTATGCTGCAATAAGATTTCATCTTGTTGATAAAGATTTAGATCCTTCAAAAGGACTTGATGAAGAGTTACGTAAAAAAGCATACGATAATCATTGTTCTCTTGATAGACCATTAAAAGATTTGTGGGCAGATCCTGTATGGCATCATGCACATTGTATAGGAGCAAATAAACTTTATAGTAGACAAGAGTGTAAGGTAAAGAACCCTCATTTCTACCGTGGTAGTGGGTTTGATGATGCAGAAATTAAACAAGCATATAATAGAGTAAATATAGATCTAAAAGCACAAAAGAAACCACATTTTACAGCAGAAGATAAGTGGAATCCTGCTGATATATGGATGGCACAGAAAGGTTTTAATATATCTCCTCTTACTGATTTGAATACAGCAGCTGAGATTAATAAGTTCTTTGATGATAAGTATGCAAGTAAAGAACTAGTTGGTGTTTCATTGAAAAAACTTGGTGCAACAGCAAATTTTTCTGTATTGAATGAAGAACCTCCTGCTCAGAGAAAGGCAAATGTAGATTCTTTTAAGTGGATCAATAGTAATGGCACAGGTGGATACGATTTACTCTTTGAGAATAGAGGTGGTAATCCTATTGATGTTTATCTTTACTATGGTAGTGGATTTTATGATAAGTTTCAGTTGAGAAACTTTGGTGGTAAGAAAGCATCATGGCAGATAGAATTGAAGGGAGCAACAGCAGCACATGGACGTTGTGGTGGTGGAAATGTGGCAGAGATTGTCAATAAATATGCTCCTGGTGCAATGCCTTGGAATAATGATTCATTTTATAATCAGTGTAATCCCGACAGTGCAAGTAATAGGGTAGAGATAAGTGAGGAAATTGCTAATTTATTGGTTGAATTTAAAGCAAAGAATGTAAAGGGTAAGAAACAGTGGGAACGTGATTTTAAACAATATAAATCTATTATTTCACGTCAATCTACCGAATGGAGGTACAGTAAGTTGAATGGCCTTAGGTTATTAAAAGCACTAGAAGATAATAAAGGAAAAGTTGCTAATCAGATAGTTCAAGCACTCTATCTCTTTGCTAGTTCTCAACTAGATTTCTCATCAGTATTTGTGAAGGTGTACTAATGCCAAATGTAACACAGTTAAAACACTTAGAACACCTTGAGGATGAGATGCTCAACTATGGAGTTGAGGGATGTAAGGCTGCTGTTAGTTTCTTACAGGAACTAAGAAAGATGCTTGGTTGTGATAGTAGTTCAGGTTATATGCAAACCAAATGGGATGGTGCTCCTTCTATTATCTGTGGTATAGATCCCTTATCAGAACTATTCTTTGTTGGAACTAAGTCAGTATTTAATAAAGATGAACCAAAGATAGCATATACTGCTAATGCAATAGACATGTATTATGGTCACTCTGCTGATCTTGCAGAGAAATTGAAATGGGCATTGAGATACTTTCCTTCACTTGGTATTACAGGTGTTATTCAAGGAGATCTTCTGTACACTAAACCAGATATAAAAACTGAAACAGTGCATGGTGAGAAACTCTATACTTTCAAACCTAATACTATAACGTATGGTATACCTATAGACCATGAGATTGGTAAGCAGGTTAGTACATCACAGATTGGTGTAGTATTTCATACTCATTATCGTGGTCAAGAGGTTCCAGATATGCAAGCAATGGCTGGTGCTGGTCAGAAGTTACAAAGTTCTTCTGATGTATTGAATGTTGATAATGATACTCCTATGGATAAAGTTGGACTGAATCATATGGAGGAAGTTAAGTTTGATAATATGGTTAAGTCTATAGAAAGGGAGTGTATGAAGTGTGGTGATTTCTTGGATGAATTGGTAGGACTTAAAGGTACTAAGGGTGATGCTAAGTGGCATGTGTCTTCATACCTTAAGCAGTTCTTTAATGATCAAATTAAGAAACAGAATACTATATCAAATCCAACTAAAGCACTTGAAGATCTGACTAACTTCTATCATAGTAAGGTTAAACCTGCTGCTGATAAATTAAAGACACCTGCTGCACAGGTACAGAAGAAAACATTGATCTATGATAGTGAGAACTATCTTATAAACAATGCTGATAAGTTTAAAGCAATGTTAAACCTATACAAGGAGTTGCAAGAGATTAAGCAGTTTGTTATTAATAAATTAGATCACCTTGAGAAGTTTAGGACATTTGTTAAGACTGATAAGGGATATAAGGCAACTGGACCAGAGGGATATGTTCTACATAAGGATGGAGACATGATTAAATTTGTTAACCGTCTTGAGTTCTCTTACAATAACTTCACTGTAGCAAAGTCATGGCGTTAGAAACTAAACGATGTTACTTTACATTTGGTAGGTTCCAGCCACCAACTACAGGACATAGAGATAACTTTAGAGGTGTTGCTCAGGCTGCTGTTGATGGTGACTATAGAATTTACATATCACAGACTGTAGATAAGAAAGGTAATAATCCATTACCACCTGATGTGAAATTAGCATTTATGAATAAGATGTTCCCCGAACACAAGGGACATATCTTTAGTGGACCTAGAGATCCAGTTTCTATAATGCAAGACTTAATGATGTCTGGATATGATGAGGTTATATTCCTTGTAGGATCTGATCGTGTAGGTGCTATGCAGTTCCTACATAAATATAATGGTAAGGACTTCAAGTTTCGTAAGATCGAAATAAAATCCTCAGGTAGTAGAGATGCAGATGGTGATACCTTTGCAGTATCTGGTACTAAAATGAGAAGAGCATCATTTGCTAATGACTTTAAATCATTTCGTGCTGGTATACCAAAATCTCTAAATGATAATGACTGTAAGAAACTTATGGCTGTTATTAAAGCAAACCTTCCAACAAATTATAAATGAAAACTTTTAGAGATCTAAAAGAACAAGCGATAAGACAAAACTTCCGAAGGAAAGAAGTCTTTGTTGAAGGGCAGATTGTAATGAATAGTCAGACTGGTGTTAAAGGAGAGATTATCCGCACTGGTCCTAACTATGTAATCTGTGTTACCGAGTCAGGAGATATGTTTCGTGCGTGGGTACGTGACATAAGAGAAGTCAATGAAAGTATAAATAAACCCAGAAGAACAACCTTTTTTACTCATGGACAAGCAACCACCATCAACATCCGTTCGTCATAACGATGACTTTTCTAAGTCTTTAATTGAATCCTATGCTAATTGGATGAGTGGAGAAGGATTCCAGCAGAGCACTATTCAAGAGAATATTCCTGCTGAACAGAAGCAAGGTGGAACTAGTGGTGAAGCAACTGTCCAGACACCTATTGGTTCTTACGAGAAACCATCTTTTGATACAAAGGCAATCCCTGTTATTGATAAGGATGTAAATCCTGATGATTTTTCTAAGAAGGATCCTAAAGCAAATGCTGGTGCTCCTGATGGAACTAAGATCAAGCAGTCACATGGTGCTGAGATAAAGGATGTTACTAAGGTTCCTGCTGCTATTGCTAGAGAAGATGCTAATTATGGATATGATAAGAAAGGAAATTCTTTAAACCCAAAGGATAAGAAGAAGGCAACTAAAGAAGAACTAGAAGCTGAGTTAGATTCTATTCTTACACAACTTAGTGAGTTAACTGAGTCAACATATACAGTAACTCATGAGAAGTGGGAGAAAGTAGAGAAGACAGAAGAAGAAATAAAGGAAGAGAAGGATGCTAAGAAGAAGGCTGTGAAAAAGATCATGGCTTATGCTTCAAAAAAGTAGATAGGTCTTGTTCTGAAGCGGTTAAGCCCAAGGCCAAAAAGAAAAAGCCTGCTGTAGAAGTCATGCCTGATTTGGATGATGGTAAAGATCAAAAGAATCCAAAGAAAAAGCCTGATATCTATGTAAAAGATACAACTAATATAGGATAATGCCATTGCCAGAGATACCATATGATGAATGGTTTGATGGTAAAAAACCACACCCCCATGACAGTATGCCAATAGCAACAAATGATGAGAACTATGCATCACGGCATGAATCAACACCTGAATTTGAGAAGGGTGCTGAAGAGGTAGTAACTATGCATGAGAAGATGTATAGGATTGCTACAGCAAAATACAATCCATTTTCAGTAGGTGGAACTGAGAGTATAACTGATAAATAAGTTAATTACTTATTCATCATGTCACATTTACCAAAGGAGGTAGTCCTTGAAGCACTGAGGTGCTGTAGGGATGTATACCCACACAAACAAGACTTTCTCGTCAGTAGGAAGTGTGAAGGACACACCATTCTTGCTGTTGAAGGAACAAATGAAACAACAGATTGGATTACTAATCTAAAGTTTCTTATTAAACGTGACGATTGTCACAGAGGATTCAAGAATAATGCTAACAGGACACTAGCAGAACTAGTGGTAGCATATGAGGGATTGGATCCTAAGAGAACACTTGTTATTGCAGGTCATTCTCTTGGTGGAGCTACCGCAACATTAATTGCAGACTTGTTATGGGAGTCAGGCAATAAGAATATTGCACTTGTAACTGCTGGATCACCTAGACCAGGTGGACGCAGACTTAGAAAAAGAATCAAAGACCTAGAACACTTGCGTTTTGTTCATGGTGATGATATAGTACCTGGTACACCACCTTGGTTAGCAGGTTATGTACATACTCATCCAGTCATCAAGTTAGAAGATGAGAAAGACACCAGATTTGATGGTGTTGCTGACCATAATATAGGTGACTATTATGATGCAGCAGTGAAACATTATAAATAAACTTTAGGAAATTAACTTATTAATTCGGAAGTAATACAATGCCCATACTTGGAAGCACAGACAGTGCAGCGTTTGGTAACACAGTTGCTGTTACTCAAAACTCAGCAACTGTAACTAAAAACACTAACGATACTATTGCTGGTGGAGACATTATAGTTCTGGACTCAGTTCAGTACTTTGTTAACTCAGTAGATGGTAACACAGTTACACTTGGTAAAGTGTATGCTGGTAGTACCAACGCTACTTTAGCAGCAAATAAGGTACAAAGACGTACCGCACCCAAAGCACTATCTGATTTTATATTAAGAGGTGCTACTTCTACTGCATCTACTACCCAAATTATTGGTGTTAGTAGGACAGAGGCACAACTCTCAGAGAACAAAGCAAAAGGTCTAAATTCTCCTGGATGGTGGGCATACAGGACATATACAGATGCTGCTGGTTCTACTCGCCATAAGGCAGAGTGTATTGCTTCTTTCAAAGATGGGTCTGCAATTTCTGGTGACTATGCTGATGATGCTTGGGCTGGTGACGTTACTTCCTTAATTACAATTAGCACACAACCTGCTGATCAGAACACCTCTGGTGGTGGAGCAACCTTTGCTGTTGTTGCTTCTTCTACAGGTTCTGGAGCATCTCTCACCTATCAATGGCAGAAATATGATGTTGCTGGAACTGCATGGGAAGATGTATCTGGTGAAACTGCTGCAAACATCGCACTCACTGGTCAAACTGCTAGTGAGACAGGTGATAAGTACAGAGTTAAGGTCAACAACTCCATTGGTGGTGTTGAGGTAATTTCTGCTGAAGCAACCCTGACCTTCGTTAACTAATATGAATGAAGTTCGATGAATTGACCCAGGATAACTGGATGATGTTTGCTATTAAAAATTATGATAACCCACTCTCTGTAACCTATGAAGACTTTGAAGAAGACCTGAAGAGATTCAAGTATATTAAAAGACTTCTAAGGAGATATGAGACACAGGGTGACTTCAAGGTTCATCTTATACTGAACCACATTATAATTTTATATAATGCATTCGGTGATGCTGCAACCCCGTTGCTATTCTTTAAGATAGATGCATCACATTGGTCTATACTCAAGGCATTTATGTACTTTTTGGATAGACTTCCCCCTTCACTAAATACTGATATTGATCAAGAATGTCTACGTCAACTCAATC